TATATGAATGGGACCAACGTATTATTGAAGTAAAAAACAGTATATTTGGCGAAGAAAAAAAATGGTCTGCATCACCTAAAGTGTTAGCAGCCTGTAAAAAATATGATAAATTAATAGAAACATCAGCAGTAAGATTACTGCAAGCTGCAAAGACTTCTATAGTAAAACTAGAAAAGTATTTTAGAGATATAGATTTACATTTAATGGATGATAATGGTAAACCTATATTTCATGCAAAAGATTTAATAGCTAATTTATCAAAGATGGGACAAGTAGTAGATGGGTTAACAAGATTAGAAGAAATAGTAAAAAAACAAGAACAAGCCGCTAACACTAATAGAGGTGGTATTGAGGTAAATAAATATAGTATGTAATGGATTTTTTAGAAGATTTAGAAATGTATGAGCAGTCTATGCAAAATGCGTATGATTTAATAACTAGAAAGCAAACTTTAGATGATGTTTATGATAATTTTGAAGATAATGGAATTAAAAGATACTATCTTCCATTTGATCCTATAGAAGAAGATGGGAGAACAGAAGATATAATAGATATGGTAATAGATCATTTTACCAGTTATGAAGAATATGAAAAGTGTGCAGAACTAGTAAAGATTAAAGAATGCTTAAACAAACAGATAGAGTTAGACCAGCAGCATTAAACTTTCTTAGTAAAGGAAGATTTACTGATGCCCTACCTGGAACTAAAGATTATTATGATTTTTGGGACGAGGAGCGTAAGCGTTGTATGTATGGATACTCTATAGATGAACTAAAGATTACGGGGTTTCATTATTTCTATTTAAACTATTGTCCTATTGATAGGGCTATTGATGAAGAGCTTCCAGATGGAACAATACAATCTAGACGTGAGAGAAGTTTTCCAAGTTTTTATGATGGAGACTTTGAGTATTTTCATGAAATAGATACAGCTAGAGCAGCTAACAGACATATGATTGTCTTAAAAGCAAGGCGTAAGGGGTATTCTTATAAAGCTGGATCAATGCTTGCTCGTAATTACTTCTTTGTAAAGAACTCTAAGAACTTTGTATTTGCCTCCTCAAAAGAATTTTTAATTGGAGATGGGTTGTTATCTAAAGCTTGGGAGTTCTTATCTTTTATAGATGACCACACAGCTTGGTCTCAACCTCGTTTAAGAGATAGAGAAATGCATAAAATGTCCGGATACAAAAAGAAGGTTAATGGTCTGGAAATAGAAATGGGAATGAAATCCCAAATAATGGGGGTCTCTTTAAAGGACAACCCAGATAAAGTGAGGGGAAAGGCGGGTGAATTAGTTTTCTTTGAGGAAGCCGGTTCATTCCCTGGACTCCTTAAAGCTTGGGAGGTAACCATGCCTACAATGAGACAAGGTAGTAAAACATTAGGACTAATGGTAGCATTTGGTACTGGTGGTACTGAAGGATCTGACTTTGAAGCCATGGAAGAAATATTTTACAATCCAGCAGCATATGATTGTATGGACTATGATAATGTATGGGACTCAGGAGCTTTAGGAACAAAGTGTGGATATTTTATTCCTATACAAAAAAACTTAGATGGATTTATAGATGATGAAGGTAACTCTAATATAAGTGACGCTACAGAGTATGAAGAACAAATGCGGGAAAAGAAAAAAGGAGCAGCTGATGCAAAATCTTTAGATCAGTATATAGCAGAGCATCCTTTTTCTCCTCAAGAAGCTACACTTCAAGTAACAGCTAATCTATTTGATGTAGCATCTTTACAAGAACAATATAATAAAATAAAAGCTAATAATTTACAGGCAGTTGGAACGGTAGGTAGATTATATCATGATACTAAAGCTGTAGTAAAATTTACACCTGATGGGGATTTAAGACAAGTAACTAAATTTCCACATAGAAAAGATGATGATACAACAGGTGCTGTAGTTATATATGAATCTCCATATAGGAATAAAGAAAACCAAGTACCTATGCACATGTATATAATTTGTCATGATCCATATGGGCAAAATCAATCAGCAGACTCATCATCATTAGGATCTGCATATGTAATTAAACGTGTAAATAATATATCTCAACCTGATGATATTATAGTAGCATCTTATGTAGGTAGACCTAAAACTCAAGATGACTACAATAGAAATCTATTTCTATTAGCAGATTATTATGGATGTAAGATTGGATTTGAGAATGATCGAGGTGAAGTAATAGCTTATGCTAAAAGGTATAGAAAATTACATAAACTTCAAGAAGAATTTGAGATGTTAGATAAAAGAGAGCTTAGAAGTAAAACTGTAAAACGTCAATATGGTATGCATATGACTGAAGCTAGAAAACGTCAAGGTGAAATATATATAAGAGATTGGTTAAATACTGTAAGAAGAACAGATGAATCTGGAAATAAATTACTAAACTTGCACAAAATATATGATCCTGGATTACTAATGGAATTAATTAAATTTAATCATACAGGAAATTTTGACCGTGTTATGTCATTCATGATTGGCATGTACCATACACGAGAATTGTACAATGCAGAAGTAAAAGATGTGCTAAGTGACAGAGCTTCGGATGCTTGGTTTGATCAAAATTATCATTAAAGTGATATATTTATAAACACGCGTGTAATATTTACCTTAGTAGTAAAAACAAAGGTAAATTTAATTAAATTTGTAAATTATGGGATACGATAAAATACCTAGGCAAAAAATGCCTATCAGCAAGAAAAATAAAGAGTGGAGAGAAGCATGTGTAGAAGCTTACATTGATTTATCTGACCAAGGAACTGGCTATGCATCGCATAAAGACGGTTTAAAAAGATTATACGACTACTATAATGGAGTTATTGAAGAGACTGACTATAAAAACGTATTAAAACCTTACGGTAAAACCCGTAACAACTTCCCTTCTCAAATGCGTAACTACCCTATCATTAAGCCTATTATTGATTTACTCTTGGGTGAAAAATCTAAAAGGCCTCTCAATTTCTCCGTAGTCGTTAAAAATGCAGATACAATTTCTATTAAAGAAGAGCAAAAGAAAGAAGCTATTTACAAATCATTAGAACAAATGTTTGTAAATAAAATGAATGAAAAAGGAGTTGATACTGGAATAGATTCAGAAAATATAGAATTACCTAAACATGTAGCAGATCAGTTTGAAGCAAGTTATGTAGATAACAGAGCTATAAAAGGACAGTCTGCTATGAATTACATAATGGCTGAGCAAGAAGTTGAAGATAAGTTAAACAAAGCTTGGTTTCATTTTTTAGTGTCTGGAGAAACATATACACATAGAGGCGTACGTAACAGTGAGCCTTTTTATGATATTATTAATCCTATCGATGTAGATTATGATTTAGATCCAGATTTAGAATTTGTAGAAGATGGTGACTGGGCTTTAGTACGTAAATATGTACATGGCTCTACTGTTATTGATCATTACTATGATGACTTAACTGATGCGCAAGTATTAGAACTAGAAGAACCAAGACATCAAGAAGCTTCTTCTTATTTAATGCATGCAGCTTCTACAGGAAAAGATCCAAATGCGTATAGAAACAGATTGATTGAAGTTATAAATGTATACTGGAAATCTAGAAAACGTTTAGGATTTATTACATATTTTGATGAGCAAACTGGAGAAATAGAGCAAATGCAAGTTGAAGATGGATTTAAATTAACTGATGAGTTAAAACAAGCAGAAGCTAAATTAGAATGGTTTTGGGTTAATGAGGTATGGGAAGGTACTAGAATAGATGGTAGAATGTACATCAATATAAGTCCTATTGCAAACCAACGAGTATCATTAGATAATTTTTCTACGTGTAAACTCCCAATTAATGGAAGACGTTATTCAGACGTAAACTCTACAAATATATCTTTAGTTAAATTAGGAATACCATTCCAGTTAACTTATAATATATATAAATATAGATTAGAACTAGCTATTGCTAGATCAAAAGATATAATAGCTCAATTTGATATTAATATGATCCCTAAGAAATGGGATATGGATAAATTCATGTACTACGTAGAAGGTACGGGTATAGCTTGGGTAGATTACAATAAAGAAGGAATACAACTTAATCCACAACATCAAACTGTTATGGATATGTCTATTAAAACAGTTGCTCAATATATACAATTACTAGAATCTATAATGTTAGAGTGGGAAAAATTATCTGGTGTTAATAGACAAAGACAAGGTCAAATTGGAGCATATGAAGGTAAAGCATCTTCACAACAAGCTATTGTTCAGTCTTCACATATTACAGAAGATCTATTTAAGAAATTTAATAGGATGGAAGAAAGGGATATGCAAGCATTATTAGATTACTCTAAAGAAGCTTGGCATACAGGTAAAAAGACTGCGTTTGTTATGCCTGATGGAACACAAGAATTTTTAAGTTTAGATACTGTAGAGCATATGGAATCTAACTATGGAATATTTGTAACTGATTCTGGTAAAGAACAAGAGAAGTTTGATGCTATAAAAGTATTATCACAATCTATGGTTCAAAATGGTGTACCGGCTTCTACGGTAGCAGAAATGATTGATGCAGATAGTTTTGCTGTAATTAAAACAAAAATTAAAGCAGCAGAAAAAGAAATGCAAGAATTATCATCTAAACAACAAGACGCTCAGAATCAAATTGAGCAAGCTAAACTTGAAGGTGCTAAAGAAGTTAGAGATAATGATAACATGAATAAAGAAAAAGATCGTGATACTCAGATCAAAGTAGCTATGATTCATGCAGAAGATAATAACACTAGAGTAGAGGTTGATCAAATTAAAACAGTTAAAGAAGTAGGTGTTAAAGATAAAGATTCTGATACTAAACGTCAAGCTATGGAAGAAGTAGGAAGATCTAACAAAGCTAATGAAGACATCAAAAGAGCTGAGCTTAATATTAAAAAGAAAGAAGCAAAGACTAAGAGTAAAGATGTAGACAATAAACTTAAGATTGCGAAACAAAAGCCTAAAACTAATTAATGTTTGTAAATAAAAAGCATGCAGATAGAATTGTAGAGTGGGCTTTAGCAAATGAATCTGTAGTAAAGCATAGAGATGAAATTGCTAGAGAGAAACCTGGATGTGGCCATGTAGGATGGGAGAACATGGGTTATATTTTTAATCTGGAACAGAGAGATAAAAAGTGGGTAGATCTAGGATTTCCATTTGATAGTTTAAACTCAATAAAACAAGATATTCACAAAGAGTACAACATTCCTTTAGATTTAGATATAGCTCTAATGGGAGATATATTAATATATACAGAAAGTGATTATTTATGTAAATGGCATGATGATCACAATCCTAGTAATAGTGAAAAAATACATACTAGATTTAATGCTATAATAAGTGCACCTGAATCTGGAGGAATGCCTATTTTTGAGATAGATAATAAAAAAGAAATGTGGGAAGTAGAAGAAAGAGAAGTTTGGAAAGGAGAAGTTGGGAAGTATAAACACTCTACATCTCCTATGACTGGAAATTTACCAAGAATAATGTTGTCTTTTGGATATTACATATAACTAAATGAATAAAGAAGAAAAGTTTAAAATATTACAGCAATTGTTATCTGAAGGTTATGAAGGATCTGTAGGAGATCTTTTTAAACAAAAAGAGCAAGAAGAAGCGCAAGTTCAACAACAACAACAACAGCAACAAACTCCTTCTGCAGGAGCACCTACTCCAGCTCTTGGGGGAAAGGTAAATTTACAACCTCAACAAACTTCTACAGAAAGAAATATTATTCGTCCAGGGCAATATAAAAAAGGAGGAATAAAAATTAATAATAGAATGGATCATGGAGGGCCTCACGATAAAAAATCGTATACCCACATACCACAAGACAGTCTTATTAATAGACAGCAATTTAACGAGTCTAGATTTAAATCGGACGCTGTAAGTGAAGATGGGGCTACAAGTATTGCTCAAATTATGCCTAATACATTTGCAGATGGACTGGCAAAAGGGTACGTTCCAAAAGGAACAACTTATGAAGATTTAGCTGCAGATGATAAACTGGCTACTCAATTTCAAGAATCTTATATGAAAGATCTTGGAAGTAGAGCTTGGAATAAAGGAACTTCTAAAGTTAAAAGAGCTAAATCTTTAGCTGCTTACAATATGGGACCTACCGGACTAGTTAACCATTTAAATGCAGAGAAAAAAAGAGGAGTTGATATTTATAATAGTTTAGACTGGGTAGACGGTTTAAGTAAAGAGTCTAGAGAGTATGTATATAATATTATGCTTGGGGGAGATAAAAAATATGAAGAAGAGTATAACAGAGAGCATAAAAAGAAATTTAAAGGTGGTGGATTTGTGAAGAAAGGGAGTCCAAAGAAAACTGGTGGATATTATAGTAAATACTCTGAAGGTGGACCAACTTTAAATGATGTAGAAGAATTTAGTTTTAATCCTGAACTTTTTAATTATGATAATGAAGCTGTTTCAGAAACTACTTCAGTCTCACCTTTTCCTAATCCTATAAGTTATCAAGAATCTCAGAAGTTAGGAGAAAATAAAAATAAAACTAAAACAGTTGAAGAGCCTGAAGAAGTTGATAACGTTATTGATCCTATTGGAACTGAAATGATTCCGTTTTTTGATCCTGAAATGATAGCTTTATATACAGATAACGTTATTCTAGGAGATAATACTTTAATAGTACCGCAAAATCTTCCTTATCTAACTGAAGAAGATGCAGAGCGTGCGGGGGAAATAGCCATGGAAAACGAAACAATTGTAGATGCTAATGAAAAAGCTACTAATATAGACATTAGTACTAGAAGAAATAAAAATAAAGATCTAAAAACTAAGCTGAAAATAGAAGAAGAAGCAGCAAAAACTTTAGATGCTTTTTACAATCAGTATAATAATATAGATTATGATGATGTTAGTGCAGATCAAGTAAAAGCAATGCAACAAACATTATATGATGCAGATTATAATTTAGGTAACTTTGGCCCTAATAAAGATGGTATAGATGGTAAATTTGGTAATAAAACTAGATTAGCATATTTAGACTATATGGAAAAGAAGATAAATAAGGGTAATAGAAGTAATAATATTAATTTCTCTCCTTCTGGAAGAGAAGAACAGTGTGATGAAACTGGATGTGCTGAATATGTTACTTCTGAATTTATGAATGAGGGGTATAATGTAGATAAAATGCAAATAGGTGGAGATGCTTGGACTATGCATGATCAAATGGTTACAAGAGGTAATGCTACAAGTATTTATAATATATATAACGGAGATGAATTTAAAAATGTAACCTCTGCTTCTGATTCTAAAAAGAAAAGTATTAAGGCTTATAGAAATGCAGATGTAGACGCAGGAATGTTTCAAGAGGGAGATGTTATAGGTTTAGTTTATGACAATTCTAGTAACTGGGATAATGCATATAGAGATGTTAAAGAAGATGGTACTCATTTTTACGGAGATAATATAAAAAATAAAACATATAATAGTCATGTTGGATTTGTCTCAGGATTTAATGGAGATGGTGATCCTATTATTTCTCACAATGTGAATGGTAAAGTTTACAATGATGTTTATACAAATATTCATGGAGGAGGAGTTGCTTGGATTACAAGACCAACCCAAGAAGGTGCAACAGGAGATAGAAGATATGATTACACAGAAAACACTACAGAACACGATAACTCAGAACATTTAACTTGGCTAGGAGAAAAGAATGAAAGAACCTATTCCCCTGAAGTACAAGAAATACAAAACAACTCTATTAACTTTATTAAAAATAATGTACCAATTATATTAGATGAATTAGCTATACCTATAAATGGGGATGATGGTGAACTGTGGCTTCAAGAAGCTGTCATTGGTATTGGTATGAAAGAGTCAGGGCTAGGAAGTAATCTTCCGGATTTAGAGGAAGCTACACAAAAAAGACAACTTAAGCAAGCTGTAGATATAGGGGCTAAAACTCTAACACAGAGTGTTGCAAAAAATGTATGGGATCTATACAATGGTGAGGACTTTACAGATGTTACAACAAATCCTAATAACATTTCTCTTGGTATCACTAAGGTTAAACTAGATAAATATGGTAGTGGGAGTAAATCATACTATAATATTGGAACAAATAATATAGAAAAAGATCACAATGCAACCCTTGCTCTTAGTATAGATAACTTAGCTAGAAATTATCAAATGCTTACAGATTATGCAGCATTAAATCCTCAACTAAAATTAACAGAAGATGATATTAGAAATATGACAATACTTTCTCACAATAGAGGATTGTTAACTAAAAATGAATATGGAGGTGGAACCGGAACAAATTTTGGCCAAAGAAATGATATGACTATTGATGAACAAGTTAAAAGTCTTAGATCTTTATATGAAGGAAATATGAAAGATATTAGTTCTACTAATTATAGATTTCTTCCTGAATTTATAGGAGACCCTTTATATGAAAACGAATTTGGAGAAGACGGATCTGAAACATATATTAGTTCTGTAAACAGATACATAAATAGACAGATTAAAACTCATAAGGAATTAGCAATAGAAGATAAAGAAAATAAGAAAACCATTACTATGAATATTAATCATAGAAAAATTGAGCCTAATACAGCACAAAAAGGGGGGTATAGATCTAAATATGGCTTCTAAGAATGTTATATAATAATGTAAAATTAAAAAAACCAAAGAGTATAAAAAATATCGATATAATTCGTAGATTTGTAACCAAATAAACCAACAATATATATATGAACCCAAATGATAAAATAGAGCTAGATGACATCACCTTTGATGATGTTATTGGCGGAGACGGAGTAGAAACTACTCCTGTTCTAGAAGAACCGGTACTTCCCGTAGAAGAAGAAACTCCTGAATCTGAAGATCCTATTCTAGACTCTGAAGAGGAAACTGAAGAAAAAGAAGAAGGTGAGATTGATGAGAACTATTTAAAAGAAGAAAAAACTTTATCTAATGATGAAGACGAAGAAGATGATTCCGAAGAGGATGAAGATGATTCAATTGTAGGATCAGTACTAGAAAAATTAGGATACGAAGTAGAAGATAATTATGAGGATACAACTGAAGGGTTGGTTCAAATGACTAAAGATATTGCTTCTACTATGGCAGATGAAAGAATTGAGGAAGTAATGGAAAAATTCCCTCTTGTAAAACAACATTTACAATACGTTTTAGAAGGTGGAGATTCTCAAAATTTTATGAATGCTTATGACCCTAATGCAGATTATAATAAGTTAACGATTGACCAAAGTGATACTCGTAGTCAAAAAGCTATTTTAGGAGACTACTTATCTACAAAAGGTCATGATAAAGAATTTATTAATGAGATGCTAGAAGATTTTGAAGATACAGGTAAACTGTATTCAAAAGCAGAGGCTGCTAGAAAAGCTTTAGGTAAACACCAAGAAGCAACAAGAGGCCAGATGTTAGAACAACAGAAGGAAGAGCAAGCAACCAAAGCAGAAGAATTGCAAGAATTTTGGGACGAGGTAGCAGATACTATCGAAGAGTCTAGAGAATTTGCAGGACTTCAAGTAACAGAGAAAGATAAGAGTAAATTTTACAACTACCTTTCTCGCCCTGTAACCGAAGAAGGTTACACACAACGAGATGTAGATCATCAAGAAGCAGAAATGGAAAAGAAGTTAGCAATAGATTACTTAATGTTTAAAGGTTTTGACCTTAACTCAATAATTAATACAAAAGCAAGAACTAAAAGCGTACAGTCTTT